TTTTCTTTTTGTAACTGTTCAATAGTCATATCTATCTCCTGTTTGCATCCTTGCACTGAGTCCGTTGGTTAATTGATGTTTTTCTTTATTAGGTAAGAAAGAAAGCGTAATGCTCGTTGATAGAATTCAGGTCTGTCATCCCAAATGTTGTAGCCAGCATATCCAGTGTCGTATTCTGGTTTTTCAGATGGATACTTCTTGAATATTCTCGCCTTGGCCTCTGCTTTAATTGCGGATTCCTTGCTGAAATATCGCCTATTCCTAGTTGGCGAGTAATAGACTTTTACCACCTCAGTAGTTACAGGCATGGTCATATCCTTTGGTTAATTAAATAATTCCTTTGCGATACTCTTTTTCTAACAAAGTTTCTTTACTACAAACTTCGAGACTTCCCTTAAGTAATTCTCGGTTAGCTTTCCCGATAGGGTTGTCTGGACTTATATCTAACCCTTTTAATGGACGAGAAATTGAATCGAATTGACTAATAATCTCTTGGCGCTTTCTATCAACACGAGCAATGACTTCGTCAAAGTGCTCTTCACAGGAATGAAAGCCTCGGTACTCATACCCGTTATAGTCATCAAGTTCTTTCTTGCATAAGCAGCATTTATTCATGGTTATATCCTTTGGTTAAATCACATAAATAGCGTGGCGTGGGTAGGGGAGTCCGATAGGGGCGAAAGGTATTTGATCATCCCAATCTTGAGGAGGTTCACTTTGTGGTGCTTGATTACTCGATGCTTGTTTTTGTGCTTGCGGTTGCTGAGGTTGCCCCCATCCTTGATTTTGTGGCTTATTGCTTCCTGCCTGATTGCCACCGTTACCACCAAAATCTAATTGATCAACGATAATTACCGGCGCTGATTTTTTCTCACCGTTCTGGCTTGTCCATTCTTCCATGACGAACTCACCAGTAACCGTAACCTTTGTTCCTTTGGTTAAGTATTCAGGTAGCTTTTCAGCTTTAGAGCCAAACATCTTGCAGATAACCCAAGATACTTTTTCGTGCTCTCCGTAGCCTTGTTTCACTGGCAAACTAAAAGATGCAACCGCCTTACCATTTGGCGTCCATCGCTGCTCGCAATCTTTACCTAAGTTTCCACTTGCCGTTATTGTGTTAATTGCCATATACACTCCATTGATTGCCAAATTGAATGCCTAACTTGTTTAATCCCTGATCCATTACCTCAATGAACTCAGGTACTAACTCGTCAAATTCTTTCATCATTTTTTCGTCACGCTCAACAGGGAAATATGCGATTTCTTTCCCTGCCGGCATGCGTGGGTCAAAATTTGCAAAGTGCCAGATATCCTTACCTGTAACCCACATGGAATATTGAACTTGAGCCACATATTCCTTTTTCATTGCATCGATTCCATTCAATGCTAAGTCTATAAATACGTCCGTGTTATTAGGACATTTAAGCTCTAATCCAGAACCATCACTGCAAATGCCGTCTGGTGAGCAAGCCATCCGTAGTTGCTCATCTTTAAATATTATTGGCACTTCCTTTGCCGTTAATCCGGTGTAAAACTCGAATGTCATCCTTGCTTCTAATTCGTAGTTTTTACCCCATTCCAGCGTCCTTGCTGATACTTCCTTGTAAACTCCTGTACAGACTTCACCAATAAGGGTGTTTAAATATGTTTTCTTTGTATCTGTCCATTTTTTCCCTGACTTTGGCTTAGAGATAACTTTCCATACCTCAGAGGCAGTTACTACACCGAGCCTGATAGACATCCATTCTTCGCTTCCTTGCTCTACTTTGGTTAAATCGATGCCTGTTTTGCTTAGAATGATGTCATTACTAATCATTTTCCTTCTGCCTTTTTCCTTAGCATGTCGATAATGGTATTGGCCTCAAATGCGGTTAATTGCTCTGGATGGGATATTTGATGGTTGAATTTTTTACTAATAAATGCGAAGAACGTGTCACTCCATTCACCATTAACTTTAATCATCAAATCAGTGATGGCTTTTAATTGATCTTCACTCGCTGGCGTTATGTCTTTTGCTTTACTTTCAGGCGCATCAAAATAATTTCCTTCACCTGCCTCGGTATTCACATAATCAATGGCTTGATCTAACCTTTCACGACGAGGCCAGTATTTGCTCGCTCTTTTCACAATTGTTTTGCGAGCCATCTCATCCCACCATGTTTTCCATGGGCCATTTCTTGACTTGCTCGTAGCCTCAACAGCCTTTATCTCATCCAATCGCATCTCTTCCGTGAGGTAGTCGCCACTTGCTGTTTTTACTGTGCAATAACCACCAATAACACTACCTCTATCACTGAATGCGTTATATTTGTGGGTTGGCGGGGTGTCTAGACCATTAGATTCATAAACGTCATTTTCATGGACTAACTTGCATTGACCCCATTCGATAGCTTGAGTGGCCTGAGCTAGGTGCATGAGACCCATATAGCTGATATCAAGGCAAACAAAACCCTTTCTTGGCACTAAATACGCCAACTTACTTGCTGGATTTAATGTAATCCCAATAGCCGCCACGTTAATAATGGCATTCTGAGCACTAGCGGGGTTTTCCATAGCCACTCTTGCTAGCTCGTCATTTCGTTGGAATGCCTGAATTGCAAACTGGCTTTCCTTAGCCCATGTGATCGTTTGATCTGTTAGTGCGTTGCAAAATAATGACTCTTGTTGTTGCACAAACTCAATAATTGACGCGCTCACAATATCTCCTTATCTATCCCAATCTGTATCGCTGTTCTAATTCCATCTAAAACCGCATCCAGTGCTTGGGGACTAATTTCAAATACAGGATTTAACTTCCTTGCTAAATCCATACATAACAGTTCTTCTGGCAGGCTATCCATAACCTCATCAACTGATATTCTCTCTTCCTGAGAATTAACAAACGCTTCTCGTTCCATTTGGCGTTCGTACCAGTCGTTTCTGAGTCCGTAGGTGTTGGTAATCACGCAACCCTCCTGAAATACAACTCATTGAGTATCTTTGCGACTACTTCCCCTCGTCCTGAGAGATGAATAGCCGTGGCGAGTGACTTTGCGTCATACTGATTAATGATGTAATCAACGACTTCTGACGGCTCTGGTTGGTAATATTGAGTAAGTTCCCTGAATGATTCTGTTTCAATGCGGACATCGTTAAGATTCTGAAAGGCTATTTCCGTGCCATTATTTCGGTTTCTACTGGTCATATCTGCATAGGTGTAACGTATAGTCAGTGACATATTTTCCTCCCGTAAGCCATCTTCTGTAGTTGACTCGCCAACCGCCAAACATCCTTGTTATTAGTCGAGACGGCTATCCTTGCCGCCTGACGAGCTAGTTGTAGAAAAGGCGTAGTGATACGCACCGCCATGCAATCACGCATAGCGCTGTAATAGTTAGTTTTCATTGTTACCTCGCTAGGTGAGCGATAGGGTGGTTATCTGGTGTTGGTGCGGTGGTTACTACTGACCGAGGGCTTTAGAGTTTTGCTACAACTTCGTCATAATTAACTTCAAAGTATTCGCAGGTTTCTTTCAAGTCGTTAAAGTTAATTGCGTGATTTAAGGCGCTAACTTCATCCTGAGTTAATTGTTCATCTCGGTAGTCATTAAATCCAACCGATAACAACTTACCGCCTAATGTCTCCGTTCCTGCGTTTACAGACGGCTCCTTGCCATCTTCATACTCAACTACGAATGTCATTTTTCCCATGTCATACCCCCTCCGTTATTAACTAAACACGATGCTATTTGGTTTCGCATTTCACGCCACAGAAAGGACAGAATGAGAACGTAACAGGGAAATCCTGCTTTGTTAGGCGGGCTTTCGGCGTGCCGTCCTTTTTGATTTCTTGATAACTGGCGTTGTATTCAATGAAATAATTAACTGACATGACGCCGCCAGACATAAATAATCCTGATTGTTTCCAGCCAGAAGACTGTAGGCTTGCACCTTCTGGTAGTTTCGCTTTAATGCGACTTTCCATGTCATCGCCTAATTTCGTAAAGCAATCACACATATCTCTATCTCCTATCTATTAATCAACTCACCACAGTCCACAGAATGGACTGTAATTAGTTAACTGTTAGCAAGTAAACCTTGCTCTGTCGGTGTTAAATCACTGACTTTCTTCACCTCAAATCTTTTATCAAGAAAGTCGAATTTATCTTCATCACCCCAAAATGGAACAACTAATTTCTGACAAAACAAACCGCTTTCCATAGCGTCATCAGCTCTTGCAAAGTACATAAAAGAGCCAGCCAACTCATTAGAGACACGAGATACTTGATCCGCTGTTCTATACATAATTTGAACTCTGTTTAATTGAACCACGTTACTTCTCCTATTTATCTCGCCGTCACCCCGAACTCACTGCTCGGCTGTTTTTTCAGTTTTAATGTTTTACGTGTATCTGGTGCTGATTTGAGCATTAGTACCAAGTTAGCTATCGGGCAGTCCGTGCCGTTGTATGCCTTATGTGGCTTATTTCTACGCTCGGCGATCCATGCCTTGCGTCGTCTTTCCTGCCGTTTCTTAGAGTTCATGTTGCCCTCCTGTTTACTCACCATAGGTCACTCATTGAATGACCTATAATTAGTATTCTTGCGCTTGCATACCTAACACCTGCCAGTGTTGCCTATTCCTATCTGTAATCACTCTCGTGCAGTAGTAACATTCTCACTAACCAGATCGTGCCTAGTGATACGTCGCATTTTTGCGTAAGGGTCTAAACAGGGTAGGTATGCTGTTCCGACTTTCCAAATTATTAAAGAACATTAGGCTGTATTTCATGTTGCTTGCCTTTGATGAGTTATATTTAAAACTATAGTTGTTTTATTGTCAACAACCAAAGTTGTTTGTGGTGGTGTTTTTATATTACATTGGTTTTATTTGGTTGTTTTTGTTGGTAATTTATTTTCAAAAAAATCTCAGATTGGAACTCAGATCACTTCTTTGGAGGGGAGGGGG